ACTAACACGACCAGTAGATTGATTAACATTTCTAAGACGCACTTCATCAACAAGGATTGAAGCATCTCCATAGACTAATCCTTTAATTGGGCCTTCTGCGATAGCATCTATAAATGCGGCAGACTGTCTTGCAAACATATTATCGTCTGCTTCAAACGTGCTTCCGCCTCCTCCTTTTCCTTTAGAGCCTCGAATAGATATTAAGTGCTGCTTTGGCATTATCTATATACCCCTCTTCCATAGCCACCGCGTCCTCTATAATCATAACCACCAGAACCAGTAGTAGTTCCACCACTTCCTGATTTACTTCCGTCTGTTCTAAAGTTTGGTATACCTACCATTTTTCTTCCTGCTGTTAATTTTTGTCTTGATGTATTAGTAAATACAGAAGCAGATATTGTTTTAGAACCAACAATTGCTCTGCCATAAACTAGAGGTATTGGTTCTCCTTGTTTTACTGTATTTTGTGGGCCACTGAATAAGTAGTTTTCTGCTTTCTCTGATGAGTTTCCATCTGGTACATCAGGTGCTAGCATCATAGCTGCTCCTCCAAGTAATAACCCTGTTCCTAAATAAGACATTGCAGATCCAAGAGTTGTAAGAGTAGCTCCACCTGCAATAGTTGTTGCTGCCGCTCCTGTTCCAGCTGATGCCATAAAAGGTGCTGCAACAGCTGTTCCGAATCCCCCTGTCATAATAACTAAGGTTAACCCCAATACCATCATGAGTGCTGAACTTTTTGATCCTGCAACAACAGGTACAAAAGTATACTTTCCGTCTCCGGGAGTATTTATTAGTAGTTCTTCTGGGACTTCACAATCCGTATCATCTATGTATATTTCATATCCTTCTACCCCTATTCCGTCTATGAGAAATTGACGCATACCTGGGCGTTGTACCATAATTGCTTGTAGAGCTTCTACAGGCGAGCTAACGTCAAGGTTCCATTCTTCCCCAAATTTCTTTCCTAGTATTCCTTCTAATATTATTTGTTTCATATTTTACTCTCATGTCTAACTACCATTCTAGTTATCTGTTTCCATATTCCATTATAGTTATCTCTGCAAGATAGTCTATTAGGTGCATGATGAAGCATTCTTCCTCTCCCTACATAGATTCCTGCGTGGTTGGTAATGTCACTATTCAGAGCCATTAACATGACGTCTCCAATCTGGAGGCTATTATCTGTTACTTTCACAAAACCTTCTTTTTCAAAATTCTCCAAATAGAGATTTTTTCCCTTTTCCCAAAATTCCCACTCATAGTCAGGTGCATTAACTATTATGTTTTCCTCTAGAAAATAATCTTTTAAGATAGTGAAACAATCATAGACACCATAAACGAAAGGTCTTCCCAGTAATTCATAAGTCTCTCCGCTCGGATCCAATTTTATCCATTCGTCATTTTCTCCAAAAATATACCACGGAACTCCTAATCTATCGCAAGCAGCTCGGTCTAACACACTTGGTGTTGGAGCACAGCCAGGGTGGCTATGTACCACACCTATAACATCACCTTTATCCGCTACTGCTTTGTAGTCTAAAGGGTCGATAATAAAATCGTTTTTTGGATTCTCTGCTTTATTTTTGCAAGGCTTCCATTTTACGCGTCCTCTTTCTACACTTAGTAAACCACAGGCTTCTATATCTGAGTTTTCATAAATGTATTGTTTTATATCTTCTAGTACTGGTTCGATCATTAGTAAAGTGCTGCCCCAGGGAAGCCTCCGAATGGTAAAGATACATTTTTTGTACCTCTTATGTTAATATTTGCTGTTGCTGCTGCTCCTGAGCCACCGCCACCTGTAAATGATATTGCAGGTGCTGAAGTATACCCTGTGCCATGAGATGTCATAGTTACTTTAGTTACTCTACCTACGTTAATAGTAGCCGTTGCTGCTGCTCCACTTCCTCCGTGAGATTGTCCAGCAACATTATTACTGCTAAAAACAACAGTAGGAGCAGAAGTATATCCTGAACCTCCACCGTGAGTTCCATTAGCTTTAGTAACAATAATACTTGAAACACCTGTTCCTGCAGGATCGTGTCCATATCTAATAGCACAAGAATTTAGTCTTTTACCACAGACATCTCCAAATTCCCAATAAGATATATTGGTAGGTCTTATAATATCATCTGCACCATCACTTGTTGCAACAGTATGCGCTGTTATACATTTATATAACGTAACTCTAGTTGCTTGTAAGTATCCGCTTGATGTTGTTATAGTAGCATCTGGACGATGTACTTTAATAGTTGTACCAGTCACTGCTTCTACTAATAAAGGGACTGCTTTTGCATTTGCGTCATCATCAGTAAATCCTTTTGCGATTACAAATTCTCCTGCAGTTATACCATGACCGGTTGCAACAGTATACGTCATTTCATTAGTTCCACCACTTCCTGCTGCTACTGCACTTGCTGCTATTAAGCCTCCTATAGGTCTGTAGTACTCTACGTAGTTTCCTACACTATAACTTGTTGCGTCATATAAAGCAGTACCATTTAAATCATTTTGTCCCGCCCAAGTACTATAACTAGTAACTCTGTTATCATCTTTATCGAAATATAGAGTTTTTTCTGATCCGTCTATTGTGTACCTATTATCTGCAGGCCAATCACAACCACCTTGATCGGTATCTTTATACTTCCAAGGACAGCGTGATGCTATAATAGCTCTTCTAGGTAGTTTTATGCCTTGTACATCAAATGCACTTGCTAGTTCAAATTCTACTATAGTGGCAGTTTCACTGGTTTTTCTTTCAATATAGTAAACATCTCTGTTAAATTCTACAGGAGGATTTTGAGCATTAGCACCTCCAATTAAGTATTTTGCAAGTGTTCTTCTACGAATTACTTTTGCTCCTACTAAATCATCAAAATTACTTAGATGTGCACTCCAATATTGATTTATATTAGCAAACTTTACAGTAGGTCGCGGTAATGTTCCACTTCCTCTAACTTCCCAACCATCTGACTCTATTGGAAACGCACTATAAGTTTGTGTTCCATAGTGTGAAGAAGTAGTTGATCCAAAGTTATCTTCATCTAATAAACTATACCAAGTAATATCTGCTGTTCCATTTGCTCCATCATGAAAGTATAGTTTGTCTATACCTGCACCTCCAATGTCGCTGTCAGGCAACAATACTTCAAAAACAGTAATAAAACCGCTTGTCTCTTGTTGTCCTTGTAGATCGGTAACTAACGCATTGTTATTATAAGTGGAACTGTTAGTCCCTGTTACTGGTTGACTCACGCTTCAAATACCTCTCTTGCTTGACATGATAGAGCATAGTAATCATCATGAGTTAAAGTTCTACTATATTCTTCTATAACTACTACTGCGGTGCTCTCGCCCCCGTCGAAAGGAACTACAAGTTTACAGGTATCTACTGAGGCTAGTCCATTGAAGAAATCAAATAGATTATCAATATCTGCTTTGGTCCTGTTTTCAAAACTCAAACTCCATTTTCTAGGAGTATTATTTATACCATCTCTAACTCTCATTTCGTAACCATCGCCAAACTGTACAGATAGTACACGAGGTGAGGGAGTCTCGGCTATTCCTCTATCATACATTACTGGTGCGGAAAATCCGCTTATATTACTTCCATTTTTCTGTGTTATTCCAAGTGCCATTATCCACCTCTACCTTTTGTGCCTTGTTGATTTAATAATCCACCAGGTCTCATTTCTTGTTGTAAATGCTGTTGGACTAAACTTCCAATAGCTCTGCCCATTCCCTGCATCTGTGAGTCGCCAGTTGCTGTAGTAGATGATTGACCACCTTCTGCCATATTAACTGTAACATTAACTGTATTTCCGCCTGGCTGTCCTCTCATTTCTACAGGAATAGATCTATCATTTCCTAATGGTACGACTGCTTCTGTACCGTGAAGAGTAGCTAAGTAACCTGATTCTGGTCCTGTACCAATACCACCACCTGAGAAAGATTTTCCAGAAGGAGACAATACGCCCCCATATCTTGCTGGTAATCCAAATCCCATAGAACTTAGCGCTTTTAATGCGGCTGCTTGTAAGTATGCAGCTGCTAAATCCATAAGTACTTGTGACATAATCCCTTTCATAGCATCTCCGAAAGATTGTGATCCATCTATCAACGCTTGGAACATATCTACAAATCCTTGTTTTAAAGTACTTGCAACACTATTTGCTAGTTCTGTTTCTATAGCTATTTGTGCGGACGCATTAGCTGCCTGTCTAGTAGCAGTAGCGGCTCTTTCTGCTTCTACTGCAAATTTAGCTTCAGCTTCTAATTTCTGCTCAGGTGTGTATTTTGCGTATGCGTCTGCTCCACCTGCGGCTTCTGTCGCTTTAGTTGTTTTATACTTATCTTCTAAGCCTTTAAAGCTAGTTACTCCTGCTTTTGTAAGGGCTTCTCTCTGTGCTTTAGCATTTGGGTTAATACTACCTGCAGCACCTTTAAGAATGCTTAATCCACCCTGGCCTCTCTCACCATACATATTTTCAAAAGCTAAAGTAGCGTCTGCATTCTGTTGTTGTTGAGCTATAGCATTTAATATGTTATATTGTTTTTGATATTCGTGTGTAATTGCTTGCTGTGTTGTTAATATACTTTCATCAATTAAATCTCTTTGTCTTTCTAGTGCAAGTATTAAAGTGGCGTTTTTAACATCTTCTTTATTTAGGTTGTCTATCTTTGTTTGTAGTCTATCTCTCTTCATTGTCTGAGTAACAACCTTACTGCCTTTATCGCCAATTTGTTTTAATGTAGAATTATATCTATCTGTATGAGTTACTGCTGCTGCAGCATCCATTGCTAGCTGTTTAGTTACTCTTGCATTTTGATGTGTTAATTTAGCTATTTCAAAAGTACTTTTTAAATCTCTTTCTTTAGCAACATTTAATGCCTGTTGCCAGCTTGTGCTTTCTTTAAGTCTTTTATGCTTTTCTATTTCTATATTGTAAGCCGTTGCAGCCTGTTTTATATTATCTTGTGCCTGCTTCTTCCATAAAGGATCAGCCATTTCTTCTTGTGTAGCTGTTGTATAGATTAAGGTTGCGGCATTTAATGCGCCAAGAGCCTTCTTCTGCTTATCCATGTTCAATGCTACTTTATTATCTAACCGTTCATTCTTTGTCTTGGCGTCCATAGCTACAGTATCTATCTTAGCTCCCTCTAGCTTCGCGGCATTTAAATCTTCAATTCGTTTAGATTCTGCTTCTCGTAATGTCTTTAACCATGTCCCCAAATTTTTGTTCCTTTCAATTTCTTTATCCAGTTGTTCTGCAGCTTTCTTGCCTTCCGCGTATTTTTCTCTTTGAGACTCAAGGTGTTCTAAATCTTTTTTTGCTTGATATTCTAAATTCTTCCTAATAACATCTTCATTCTGCCAGAACTTCATACCTTTGCCTTTATAGTTTGTTGCTGCTGTGGAACTGTCGGCATACGCACTAGCCGCCTTGTTTACGCCTTTCTTCATAGACCCTAAGGCTGCCTCTGAAGCGATACCACCTTCTCCTCTTTTAGCTTCTTGAGTCGCTATAACATCATTTAAATTTCTTTCTATACCTATAAATTTATTTTCTTTCACGGTACCCATAGCACCTCTAATAGATGCTGCTAAAGTTTTTTGCTTTTCACTTAACATTTGAGAAGCTGTTGCAGCGTTCTCCATTGCTTCAGTATATCCTTGGAATCCTTCTATGCCTTTCTTAGAATCTCGGGTAAGGTCTGCTTCGGTAATTCCTTCTCCACTTTCCATCAGCTTCTTTAATGAAGCTAAAGCTTTTGTGCCCTTAGCTGTACTTTGTAGGGCGTCCAAATTTTTGAGTACGTTGGCAATCATGCTTTTGCCTTCTTTTGTATCTACTTTATCTGCAGCTACTAGTTCATTATAATCTTTTATTACTGCGGCAATATCTACAGATTTAAAAGCATTACCAATTTGTTCTATGGAGCCCGAAAAGGTTAGTACCCCTTTTTCTTGGGTTTCTATCATTTTTTCTGTTTCTTCATTAAGCTTCGCGTATTTGTCAACCATGCCATCTACCATTTCCTGTTGAGCCTGTTTTGCTTCATCAGGTGGGAACAGCCAATTCCATAACATTTTTATTGCGTCTATAAGCATTAAAATAATACCTAAAGCTCCCATTAGCTTCATGGCCATATTAACCCCTTTCGCCATGAATTTTGCACCTTTTACCATAAATGCCATAGTACTTGCCCATTTCATTTTCATAGTGGAAGTCAGTATTGCAAATCTTTTGCTAATGCCCTGAAAAGCGACTTGAACTTTTAATGAGAAATCGGTTGAAGATTTAGCCATTCTTTGGTTAGCTAGTTTGAGGTCGTTTACTTGTCCAGCATTGAACTTTTTCAACATACCTGTTCTTTCTTTAATTGAACCCTCTAAAATCTGTACCGTTTGACGTTCATAATGTTTTACTGCATTTAACTGTCCTGTAGTAGTAGATGATATACCCATATCACTAGCAAGTTTATCTCTTTTTTGCCCTGCTAATGTGTGTTCTTTATTCTTTGCTTTCCGTACTTCTTCTAACTTTTGTTTATATGATTCTAGAGCTGCTTTTTCTACTTCGATTGCTGCTTTATGTTGTGCTGCTTTATCATTTGCTGCTGCAGCCATCTTTGCAAAATCGGGCAATATTGAGCGTAAAATGGGAACTAAAAATAATGTTAAAGAACCAATTAAAGCTAAAATATTATTACTAAAGAAAGAGATTACAGGGATTAAGAAATTAGTAACTCCTGTTTTTACCCCTTTCATTAAGTCATCAAATGCTTTTAGGAACTTTTGTAGTGCAAATCCTGCTGGATCCATTGTTTCTTCAATAGCTGAGAACTTACTTTCTGCTTGATCAAGAACTTCATTGGCAATTGCTTGTGATTTTTCAAATTGGTTTAAATCATCAACGCTTTTACCTATTGAGATAGCGTATTTTTTCAAGGCAGGTTCAAGCCTTAGAATAATACCTAATTCATCTAATAGTTCTGGTTCTGCTTTTGTGGTACCTCTGACTAGTCTTTGGAAGGCATCTGTCATGTCCCTACCTAGTGCAAGTGAGGTGTTTTTGGCAGCTGCTCCTAATCTCTCTAATTGACTTCCAGAGAGACCGGCAGCTGTTCCGATAGCCGCTGCTTGTGCGGCTTCTTTAAATTGTATCATTCCGCCCGAGGCTTCTTGAATTTGAGCAGTTAATGTGGCATAAGCTACACCAGTTGCAGCTCCAAAAGCTAACTGGCCTTCTACTAAGTTTCGGGTTTCAAATGCTTCTTTCAAGAACATGAAAGCCGCAGACAGGGCAAATACTTGTGCTGCTATGGTCGCATAAACACTAACGAGACCACCTTGCATGGTCGCCATTTTACTGAAGTTTTTTGTACTATTAGCAGATTGTTGAGTGAGGCCCTTAGTTGCTCTATCCGCGTTCTTCGTGGCCTTTTCATTCTCTTGTAACTTTTTTGTAGTCTTATCAATCTTTTTACCCATGATAGCAAACGAATTACCATCAGTGGTTTTAATAATCAGTTCAGCGACTTCTACTGCTTTTCCTGCCATTATCTTTTTGCCTTTGCTCGCCTCATGTCGGCGTCTTGCTTACGTTTAAGCTCCTTATTGATATTTATCGTATGGGCTCCTTCTACGTGTTTCAAGAAAAAACAAACGGTCTTTTTATCTCCTACCTCTTGTATGTCTAATAAAGCTGTTAAAGGTGACCAATCCTTTCCAAGGTAAGATCCACTTGCTCCGTCCCATCTATCTGGTAACATTGCATGTATAAGAAAAGCCTCCTGAATCTCTAACGGAAAATCCGCTACCTCAGGTGGCATCTCTGCTGGGTCTGGTTCCTGTCCTAACTGTTCACACATCTGTAGATATGCTTCTACAGATATATTATCCGAGTAAACTCTAGAAATCTGTGCAAGCGCCCAGGCTACTTGCTCGTGGTAAAATTTTCTAGGTCGCCTACTTGTTCTGTTACCCAAGTATCAAAATCAGTTGAATTTTTCATAAGAACTTCAACGTTATCTTGTGTAAATTCTAATTCTTCTTCTTCTTGCTCAGGAGTCAATTCTCCTAAAAGTAACATATTCTTGGCATAGCCAAGTTTAAAGCCTGACCAACCTTTAATTACCGCTTTTGTGTATTCTACAAGAAAGACTTCTTCATTCATTTCTTCTTCGTAACTTCTAGTTTTCTTATTAAAAACTTGAGATACACAACGGTTTCTTAGTTTTACAAGTTCTTCTCTTGCTAAGTAGCAAAGTGATACTTTCATGCCATCACAGCTTGGATAATCAAATTCTACTATTTTCATTGGAGTCATTAGACTCTTTAGTGAAACTGCTTTTACTGGGGCAGTCTCGGTTTTTACTGTTTCGTTCATTTATTTTTTTCCTAAAAAAGGTGGGCAAGATTAAGCCTGCCCACCGTTGTTATTTATGATGTGTAAGTAATAGTTATTTCATTTGCACTTGCGCTGGCTGTAGCTGAAGATAAATCAGCTGGTAGCGCGTGGAAATTAACATCTACACCAATCACGTCATCAATGGCGTGAGTTGGTAATTCTAGATGACAATTTGGTACTGCTACTGCAACTTTAGGAGCACTTGCTCCACCAATGCTAAATGTCATATCGAAACTATTAGTGATCATAGTGTCCGCCTCATGTAAATCTTCAAGAAGATCTGCTGAGCCGTCCGCTGCAGTATTCAAGTAACAAGTAAAGTTACCCGAAACTGATCTAGTTCCCATTACGTGCCCTAGAGGTTGGTTAACCGACCCTAGAGTTTCTGGTGTTAGGTAAGTTAGATTGTTTTCAATCGTAATATTACCACCTGTTAAGACTACACTATATGTCTTATCAGCACCCATTTGAGTTTCTCCATCAGACGCGACTCCTGAGCCGATGCCTGTTGAATCACTTATATCATAAGCAATTGCTAATGATGTAAGCTTTTGTCTGATATAGTTTGAAGTACTTGATATTCCTTCATTAACCAAACCTTTGGTAGTATACTCTTCTCCAGCTACGGCCGGTGATGTTGCACCTGTTGTAGTTTTAAGTTGAGTTACTTCCTTAATTTTCTTCCCTTGTCCAGACCAAGCAACTTGTGCTAGTCCCTCAATATCAAAGTCAATTGATGCTGAGCCTACTGAACAATCGGAAATTTTGTAAATTGTTACGCCTTCTGTTCCAGTTGTATACAATGATGTAGCAGTATCTTTCGCTGCTCCCATTACAAAGTATAAGTCAAAAACACCTAAGGTAACTTTATTTGAGTTCTGAAAGTTAAATACATTCGGTTCCCAAGTTCCTGCTGTTGGTGCTCCTGTTCCGCCACTTGCTAAGTTGTAAGTGCTTGCGGACATAGCTCCCCATAAAGGGCCTTCTACTGCAAACTTATCGCCTGAACCTGCGTGTCCATTGGACGCCCAAGTGTCAGCTGCTGCTGAAGTAGTAGGTCGCATATACGTACTGAAACTCCATTCTGCAGGTGCAAAAGAATCGTTGAACATTGCTCTACCTCTTTTACTGTTACCTGATGAATCGGCAGCTTCACTCAGAGTAACCTCTGAACTGTTCGTTGCCTGACTAAAGGAGTAACCATCTAGTACTGGTATTTCATAAAGGGCGTCATCTGTGCCATCTGCACTAGCGTGCCACTTCATAAATACTTTGGTATCTCTACTAAAATGAAATGCCATTTTTTTCTCCTATTTTCTCTGAAAGAGCCGTGCCAAACGTTTATTCGGCTTAAGCTTTTTCTAGTATTGGATCTCCACGATGACTTCTCCGACACCGAGAGGTTCCAAAACACCTTCGTCTGTATCTACTGATAAAATTGTGGTCTTAGCAGTAGTCTGAGACGTTCCTGTCGAATCTGTGTACGTCAATGGATCATAATCCTCGAGTACAGTTTCGACATCTTCTAGTAACTCTTCAAGTGCTAAAATGACATCATCGTTGTCACTTACATAGCATCTGATTGTTACTCGTAAAAATCTAAATCTGAATCCCGCTCCTTCATATTCGCGAGTTTCTTGCCCTGCCCCTACTTGAATTGCTGGGAAGTCTTGTACTTCGTCCCAGAATCTAAGTCTTGGCTCTACACTTTGAACGGCACTTCTAAAGGGCGCACTCCCGTTCAAATTCTCATACAACTTATCCGCAATCGCTCCTACTATGGCTCGTCTACGCGTTGAATGTTTTCGTGCTGTAGTTGCGTCCATTAGTTTCTCCTAATTGAAGTTGGTTGTCTTCCTATTATTCCCATTGCAAGTTCTCTTATACTTGCTCCTATTATTTTTCGAGGGTCTCTATTAGTACTCCCCTGTTTACCCCCTGGTTCAAAAGTTTCGTATGGATTTCTCATATAAGTATAATCTATATGTACTCCACCTCTTGATCCTATTGCAAGGTGTTCCACTCTAGCGGAATTTGCAAATCTACCAGTTCTAAATTGTAGTGCTGGCTGTGTCATTTTACTCGCTACCATTTCTGGCAACATCTCATTTATTAAGTTTCTTAATGCTATGGGACTCTGTTTAGTCTTTGCTGCATTGACAGATCTTACACCTCGTTTTGATTTGCCTCTACCCATTTGAGGAGTTTTACTTTTAGCTGCTCTAAAGGCTGCTCCTCCACTTACACTTGCTTTACCTATGTTCTTAGAAGTAACTGACCCTTTCTCTTTTTTATTTTTTAGAGTTTGTTTTGCTTTACCTAACAGTTTCTTATTAACTTTTAGTCTAAAATCAGGCCTTGTTCCTTTAATCTTTAAAAGAGCTTCTATGTATTGTTTTTGTACTTGTCTATTCTGTCTCTCCTTAATAGAGGGAGAGCCTTCCATATCAACTACATTTTGAGCTATTTTAGTTACCCAGCTATTCTTCCATTTCTTAGCTTTTGTTCGAATGTGCTCTTTAATACCGCCAACATCATATTTCTGGAGATTAGGTGATTGGTTTCCCTCATAATCTAATGCTCCAATATCAATCTCTAATTTATCGTTTAAACCGCCTTTATT